TCAAACCAGCCCCCGGCAAAAGCCGACGGCCAGACCTTCCACTTCAATATCTTCCAGATCCGGGCCGGTGTAGACCATCGGCGGGCAGACGGCAGGGTTGTCCGCGATCAGCTGCACCACACCGTTCTGGTAATAGCAGTGTTTCAATGTGGCTTCCTCCCCGATGCGCACGGCCGCGATCTGGCCTTGCTCCACCTCCGGCTGGCTGCGGATGCACACCACATCGCCGTCACAGATGGCGGGAGCCATGCTGTCACCGTGGCACTCCAGTGCAAAATCTGCCCGCCAAGCTGCCGGCACGCCGATATAGCTCTTGATATTCTGCTCTGCTGTGATGGGCGTACCGCACGCAATGGAACCGATCAGCGGCACCTGTGCCATCTCCGGCATGGGCACGAAGCCCTTTGGGATGGGCTTGTTGGCCGGTGGCGTGAGCGGATGCTTACGTTCCACCGGCGATCTACCCATGAGATAGTCCATATCAACATTAAAAATGTCGGCTATGGTCTCCATCATTTCAAAGTCCGGTTGCCTACCTCCGGTTTCATACATTCCAACTGCACTGCGAGAAACTCCCAGCATTGATGCGAGCTGTTCTTGCGTTATCTCTCGGGAAACGCGCAAGTTCTTCAGGATAGAGCCAAAATTCGCCATAAGCCTCACCTCCGTGGCATTCTAAGGCAAGAATATCACAAAGCGTGATAAAGTCAAGTAAAAAATGTCACGAAACGTGTTGACTTTTTTCACATCAGTGCTATACTGTATGCAGACAGTCACACTTCGTGACATTTTAAAGGTGGTGAAATAATGGATTCCAGCAGAATTGCGAAAAAGCTCGTCGAATTGCGTGGCAGCAAAAGTCGTGAGAGCGTTGCAAATGCGCTGGGTTTGAGCCTGTCCACGCTTACCATGTATGAGATTGGTGCCCGAATCCCGCGTGATGAAAACAAGGAGAAGATTGCACGTTATTACGGCAAGACCGTCGACGAAATTTTTTTCGCTTAAATTTGTCACGATTTGTGACACTCCTAAAAAAGAGGTACACACCATGGAACGGTTGACGCACCCGCGCAGCAACGGAATCAAGCCCGGCGGCTGGAGGTGAAGAAGATGAAGGACAACAAAAAGCCCGGCTGGAAAGAACGGCTTTCCAACTGGACAACGGCAGAGTTGATGAGACTTGCACTTTTCTTCCAGTGCATCGCACTGGTTTTTCAAATTGCCGCACTCATCCTAACAATTGTAAGATTAGCGTTATGAGCGCAGCCAAAAAGGACGCACCGCCAAAAAACGCGGCCGCAAGGGAAACCTTATAGCTTTTGAGAGCGAGCTCTCTATTCTTCTTGTTTTCCTCGGTTTGCTCTTTTTGGTCAGCTTCCATCATCTCTAACATTTTGCGAATATCTTCCGCGGAACCAAGTTGGGCGTTTGCCAATTTTTCCTTGCGAGCAATCGAATTTTGTATCATTCGATTTTCTTGCTCTTGTTGTTCCGCAAACTGCCTCATGACATCATGAACCTGCCAGGCACTGTTAAGATTATCGTAAAGACCCATACAACACGCCTCCCTTCCTCTTAAGTATACCGCAGAAGGGAGCCACCCACAAGGAGGTGAAGAAGATGAAGGACAACAAAAAGCCCGGCGAACCGCTGGAGACGGAAGACCGGGTTATGGATAACAAAGATGATAAAAACGAAGAACTTCTCAACAAACAGTTGCAGCTGCTTGCTGAGAAGTCCTTGAACGCAAATGCGGATACTTTAGTAAGCCTTACAGATGCCATGTGTAAAGTTTATAAAGCTCTCAACGGTGATCTCTAAAATAACCATTGTTCCGCTTTTCTCGCCAATCCAGCTTGATTTCATACAGTGCATCCTGATACATCGTATGAATCTCAGCCGGAGTTTTACCCTTCAAATCCTGATTCTGGACGTACAGAAGGGCAAGTGCTTCAAGATTGGAGCTCGGAAACGTTTTTAATTCGATATCTTCCATCATATCACCTCCTTTCCAGAACCATTTTACTGCGAAAATAAGGTGATTACAAGGAGGTAAACCCACATGGACGACAGCAAAAAGCCCGGCGAACCGCTGGAACCGGAAGGCCGGGGGATGGAAGATGAGATTCGGAAACTTAAACGAAGCAGCTTAATTCTCAGCGTCACCTGCTTTGTCCAAAGTCTCCTGCTCCTGCGAATTGTCTGGCAGATCAGTGATATCTACGGCACTCTCGCGACCCTTCTGAGCAACTTCGAGAGCATTCACGGAAGCGTCCTGAGTCTCCGCAGCGACCTCATTCTGATTCTTGAGACAGTCAAGAATCTCCTGCATTAAAAGGAGGCGAATCTCATGAAGGACTTTCTCAGTGACAACTGGAAGACCATTGTAATAGCAGCGGCCACAACCATTGTAGTGCGTTTACTGTTAGGGTGGTAATGATGCTGACCACAATAGGCAGCCAGAGGGATTGCAGGGTCATGTCCCGGCGCTTGTCCCGCAGGTACTCTTTGTACACAAAATAGAAGTCTGATACATAGTAGGTCCCAACTGGGAATGGAACGCCAAAGTTTGGTTGTTTTTCCGTGTCCTGTTCCACCAGACCTACCTCTTCAAGTGCTTCTACTTCTGCCCGTTCACATTTCCGGTGCGGATTCCTGTAAATCTCTTTCAGCAGTTTTTTCTCAGCTGCAGTCAGAACGATTGCTTCGCAGATTTCTTTTCTATCCATTTTTCCACCTCCCTCCTGTTTTCACCCAGTATACCGCAGAAGGGAGACACCAACAAGGAGGTATACCCCATGGACCGACTGACACACCCCCGCAGCAGCGGGATCAAGACGGGCTACTGGAGCCCGGAGCGCAAGGAGACGCTTGTGCAGCGCCTCGCCAAGTACGAGGACACCGGCTGTACGCCGGAAGATATCCGAGAGTTGAAAGAATTCAAGAGCCGGCACGATGACCGGTTCCAGACTTTCAGCCCGGACTAAAAAGAGGAGGTACACAGATGGAACGTTACATGATCTTGCTCAAGCCCGGCAGCAAATGCCGCCTGATCCGGTGCGATGCGGACGGCACCCTGACCCTACAGACCATGCAGGCGCTGGTGGACGGCCCGATCGAGACCGCAGACAGCATCCTCGACCCCAGCTGGGCGCGGGAGCCGGTGGACAGCATCAAGCTCATCCTCAACGAAGAGGGCAAGCTCCGGCGGCTCCCGCTCAACGAAGATGCCACCGACCTGTATGTTCACAGCGGCCGGGACGTGATCCAGGGCGACGCTCTTCTGGCCGCTGCCGGCGGGGAGGAGCTGATCGGCTTTTCCCTGCCGGTGTGCCAGACCCTGGCCGAGACTTGGCTGCTGGAGTTGGAAGCATGAACGGCCGCAATAAGCGCTGGGCAGAACAGCGCTGGGACGCCCTCCAGCCTGACCGGCTGGCACACATCCGCAAAAAGAAGGAGGACAAAAGCCATGAGAAAGCCAAGAAGCCCTTACCTGAAGCTGGCCCGCCTCATCGAGGACGAAGGGTTTGAGCATCGGGAGTTTGCCAAGCTGGTCGGCATGGGTGAAAGCACCCTGTCCACCCGCCTGAACCCGAAGCCGGAGCAAAAGAACAATGAGTGGCGCCATTACGAGATCACCGCCATTTGCAGGGAGCTGCACATCCCGCAGGAGCAGATCGGAGAGTATTTCTTCCCGAAGGTTGAGAAAGGAGCATGAACATGAAGGCAAAACTTTACATCGACAGTGAGGACTCGACCATCAAGATCGAAGGTGGTCCCAGCGACGTGCTGCATCTTCTGGTGTGCGCAATCGCCCAGATTCTGAAGAGCTATTTCCCGGACGATTTTGAGCGGCAGATGGGCTGGGCGTCTGGACTGCTCTACAACACGATCCGCGCGCTGAAAGAGGAGGACGACGATGAAGATTAAGTCAAGAGTATGGCACTGGCTGGCCGTGGCCTGCGGCAGTGTGGGTCTGGTGCTGGGCATGGGTGCCGAGGGCACCGCACAGACGGGCGGCGCGATCAATGGCAACACCTTCACCACAGCGGTGGTGCTGGTCCTGCTGGGGCTGCTGTGCATGAAGCTGGGCTTCCTGGCACAGGACCGTGAAGAACGGGAGGGCAAGGGCGGCCGCTATGGCAAAATCACCCGCAACCACGCCCGCAACGACGAGTACCCTGCCCTGCCGGAGCGCAGCAGCCGCGGCGCATGACCGGGCCCCGATCGGTCAACTGGTACACCATCTACGACGCCCAGACGGACGAGATCGTGGCCTGCGGCACCGCGGACATGATCGTGCAGCAGATGGGCTATGCCAGCAAGCACAGCTTTTTCAGCGCGATCACCCACACGAGAGAGCATCACAACAACAAGTACATTTACCACATCGAAAAGGTCTCCCGCGCAAGCTGGGAGAAAATGAAAAGGAAGGGTTGAGTATGAAGATCACAATTGACTTGGAACCGGGCGATCTGATCTCCGTCCACTACGATGACAAGATGCCCCCGCATGTCGCTCTTAACACCCTGATGACCACGACTGTCAACGTTTTTGCACATTGCCTGCGCAAGAATATGACGCACGAGGAGATCAGCACCCTGAGCCACAAGTTCGGTAAGGCCATGGAGAGCGCTGCCCTTGCACTGTACAAGCTGGAACAGGATGGTGTGCCCGGCGGGTTCTCCGGCAAGGAGGCGGCTTTCCTCAAAAAGCTGTTTGAATCATGACCAGGCAAAAAGAAAGAGCCTGCCCGTGCGCCAACACGGACAAGCCCAACATGGATGACTTCCCACCAGAGTATACCATGGACACGGCCCAGTTGCAATATGCAGGCATCCTCTACTATGCAACGGACGGCCGCGGGCATAATTTCAAGGCATCCACTGTCCTGCGGATGGATAGCACCCAGTTTGGCGATCTGATCCACTGGCTGCACTACCACCTGAAAGGCAGCAACCCGCCGCCTGCCCTGTATCACCTTGAAATGCTGCTGCAAAGCCTCGAATACCTGCGGGGCGGGCGGCAGTACCTGTACAACTCAATCTATGACATCCAGAGATTGGAGGCATACCCATGAAAACCGTAAAAATCGTATACGAATCGTATGACGCCCCGCATGACCCTGCGCCCCGTGAGCGCGCCATATCTCTCACGCTGGAGGACAAGGACGCGGACAAGCTACTCCGTGTCCGAACGCCTTATAATCGCACCGAGAACATCACGCTTGACGGTGATCGCCTTTATACTTCCCTGTGGTCCATGGAGCACCTGATGGGCCGGTATATGATTCTTGGATGCAAAGTTTTGAGCATTGATCCGGCTTGACCGGTGCCCTCCGATGATGGCAGGAGGTAAAACAAAAGCCACTGCCAGCGCATAGCGCAAAGAAAGGAGCTGATCCCATGGGAAGGATGGTCACCGTTGAGGAGTGGGCCGAGATTCACGGGAAAACACCCGCCACCGTCAAGCGTAAGATCCACGCCAACGCATGGCCCGACGCAAAGCAGGCCACACTGGACGGGAAACTGGTGTGGATGCTTGACGAGGATTGGCTGTGGCCCCGCGCCATGACCCCGACAAAGCAGGCAAAGCTGCTGTGCGAGATCCGCCGCCTGATGCCTCCTGTGGTCTACACTACCGCAGAGGATGGCACAGTGATCTGCATGGTGCCCTGCACCCATCACACCCACGTTGCCAGCGGTGTGACCGCTGACGAGATGAATGATCTGTGGAGAGCTTCCCCCCCTCAGAGGGCCGCCGCACAGGCTGCCCTGCAATATGGTTGGCTGCACCCGCTGGCTGATCCGAGATCCTACAACGAGAAAGGAGAGCGTTTGCAGAATGTCTACAACCGCAAAAAGTAACGCGAAAAGCACCACCCGCAGAAAGCCCGTCCAGAGCGCGCAGGAGCGCCCGGCGACGCAGGCGGTACAGTTTCCCCTGTTTGCCCCCAAACCCCGTCAGACAGCCCCGCAGGAGGTGCAAGTGGTCATTTGCGAGTGCAGTGCAGATGCCGTGCGCGTCCGGCTACTGCCTGACCCCGCTGCCGTCTGGTGCATGATGGATGAGACGTTTGGCACGCTGGGCTGGACGCGGCGCTACTACTTCGCAGATGGCCGTCTCTGGTGCGGCGTGGGCGTGTATCACCCGCTGATGAACAACTTCGCCATCAAGGACGCAGCTGCCCCGGCGGGCAAGCTGCAGATCTCTAACCCCGACAAGTGGAAGGAAAACGGCAGCTTTCTGGCTGCTTGCGCACTCTGGGGTGCCGGTGCTGACGTGATGGCACTTTCCTCCCTGACCTTTGCCGCCGATCAGGTCAGCATTGACCCGGTGCACAAGCGGGCAAAGAACCCCAACGACCCGCCCACGGTGGCGGGCTACCGCCTGCACAGCGCTCTGACCGTGGACAAGCTGCTGCGGGCTGATGATGGCAGTATCATCGGGGTGCAGCTGCTGCAAGGCGAGCGCAAAGTGGTATGGCAGGCCGAGTGATCGGCAGGCTGCCGGTGGTCTATGACCCGGCCACCCGGCGGGTGGAAGTGGAAAGCGCCGGGAAATTTGTGGAAACTCAGCTCTTCCAGCGGCTGGATGAACTGGCCAAGGACAAGCCCCTGCGCCTGACCCTGACCGTGGAGCCAGAGCACCACAAGCGTAGCACGGCCCAGAACAGCCTCATGTGGGCACTGCTCACCATCATGGCAGACCATTACAACGGCGGGCGCACCGGCGGCGTGACCCCGGAGGACTGCTATCTGGAGATGCTGGAGAAGTACGGTGCCAAGGTAGATTATCTGGAAGTCCCGGCGGGTGCTCTGGACATCCTCCGCGGCTGTTACCGCATCGTCCATGTGGTGGAGATCCTGGACAACAACCGCTGCACGGTCAAGTGCACACAGGGTTCCAGCACCTTCACCACCGGCGAAATGAAAGCACTGATCGACGGGATCTTTGACCGCCTCGCTGAGATGGGCGTCAATGATCCCGTGGTAACTGCTTATTGGCAGGAATGGAGTGAACCATGAAACGCAAACGCTTTGAAAAGCTGATGATCTCGCAGCATAAATCACAGGCTCGCGATATCCGGCAGTCTATCCGTGCCATCATCGAACTGCGCCACTACTCTGAGGGACACAAGGGCATCCTGATGGTCTACAACGAAAAAGCCAAGTGCTTCGCAGAGGCCAAGCTGTACCCTTACGGCGAAATGTATGCCCGGATCCAGAGAGGTCAGGGCGCTATTGGAAAGGAGCCTTGACAGATGACCAAGAAAATGACCCGCAAGCGCTTTTACAAGCTGCTGATGGCTCACGGAGCCAACCGGAACACCGCACGAGACTTGGCGGAGTGTGTCAAACTCGCCCGGCGGGCTTACTTTATCGATGGCTTCACCGTTGAATTTGTCAACGGACAGAAGTATCACGTTGGGAACGTGCACTCTTACCGCGGGGCATACGAGAACACGCAAAAGGATGGGGTGCCGCTTGTCTAAAAGCATCATTCAGGCAGAGCGGGAGTGCTATATCTGCCGCCGCTGGTATGCGGTAAAAACCACGCGCGGGCTGGAGGAGCACCACATCCTCAATGGGCCGCTGCGCAGCTTCTCTGAGCGGCACGGTCTCAAGGTCTGGCTGTGCCACCAGCACCACAACGAGCCGGGCATGAGCCCGCACCACAACGCCGCCTGCGCCCAGACCCTGAAAGCTGTTGCACAGGCGAAATATGAGGAGAAGAACGGCCCCGGCGCACACGCTGCATGGATGGCCGCCGTTGGAAAGGACTATATCAATGCTTAATGTTATCGCAATTATGGGCCGCCTTGTGGCGGATCCCGAACTCCGCACCACCCCGGCGGGGGTGAATGTCTGCCGCTTCCGCATTGCCTGTGACCGCAATTTCGCAAAGCCCGGCGAGCAGCGTCAGGCCGATTTCATTGACGTCATAACATGGCGGCAGCAGGCTGAATTTGTGTGCCGCTACTTCCAGAAGGGCAGTCTGGTCGCCATCAATGGCCGTCTCCAGACCAACAACTATCAGGACAAGAACGGCAACAACCGTACATCCGTTGCCGTGGTGGCGGACAACATCAACTTTGCGGGCTCCAAGAGCACCAACAAGCCGGTGGACGAGGGCGGCGAGGCTGCCCCGCGCTCTGAGACATGGCCAAAGGCTGACCCGCCTGCCAACTATGGCGGCGTGGACGATTTTGCAGTGATTGATGACAGTGACGATCTCCCGTTTTGATTCAGGAGGATAAGCAGGATGAGAAAAGACGGATATGTTGTGGTGCAGCCGTGGATGGTCACAGACTACAACCTCAACGGCAACAAACTCTTGATTTATGCCCTGATCTGGGGTTTTTCACAGGACGAACAGTCTTGCTTTTATGGCTCTGTCAGCTACATTGTGGAGTATTTCAAGCTGAGCAAGCGGGCCGTGCTGAACCTGTTGGCTGAACTGGAAAAGGACGGCCTAATCCGCAAGTGGACTGAGCCGGTAAACGGCAGGCCCACAAACCGGTATGCAGCGCTTCGCCCGGCGGCGTGTGCTTCTGCGTCTGATGGGTGCAAAAAGTGCACCGGTGAAGAAAATGCACCGGTGAATAATGTGCACTCTGATGGGTGCAAAAAGTGCACCTCTACCGGTGCAGAATGTGCACCCAAGAAAGAAAATAATAATAAAAGCGAGAATAAAGGGCCATCCGCAACTCGTTTTTCACCGCCTATGGTGGAACAGGTCAGAGCGTACTTCCGGGAGCGTGGTGTCCCGCCTGCTGATGCTCAGACCGAGGCTGACAAGTTCGTTGATCGGTACGAGGCTAACGGGTGGATCGTGGGTAAAACCAAAATGAAGGACTGGAAAGCGGCAGCGCGTAACTGGCTGAGGAACCGGAAAGAGTGGGGCCAGCCCGCTGCACAGGCTACACCCCCGTATGGCGGGCGTACATGGGAGGATCTGTGATGGATGTGCAAAGCGTGTTGATCGGCGCGCTGCTGATGGACGATCAGCTGGCACCGTATTCCCTGCCAGAGTTGAGCATTGAGCACTTCCGACCTGAATTGCAGCCAACCTTTGCAGCGGTGCAGGGCTTCTGGATCACAAAGGGCATTCTGGATATCATGCAGATTGTGGCAAAATACCCGGATCAAAAGCAAAACCTGATGTCCTGCGTGTCCTCCTGTGAGAGCGAGTGCATCCGCATAACCCGTGACCGCGTGGAAGAATGGACGCGGATCATCATGGAGGACGCCGCAAAGGTGCGTTTTCAGAGCCTCGCTTTTAAGGCCGTGGACGCCGCAACCGCCTTTGATGACCTGCCGGATCTGTATCAGCAGATGGGCCAGGCGCTGGATATCCACACCGAGAAGGGAGACTTTCAAAGCGTAGGCGAGCTGCTGGATGATTATATCCGGCACTTAGGAGAGAAACCACAGTACATCCGTACCGGCCTGTCCAAGCTGGACGAAAACCTGCATCTCGTCCCCGGCAACTATTTCGTGATCGGCGGCAGACCCAGCGCGGGCAAGACCGCTCTGAGCCTCCAGCTTGCTGCCGGGATGGCAAAGCAGGGCAAGCGGGTATGTTATTTCTCGCTGGAAACCGACCCGGCCACCCTGCAGGCGCGCCTGATCGCAAACCAGCTGTACGCTCCCCTCTCGGCGGTCAAAAACAAAACCCTATCCATGAACGAACTCGACCGGCTGGCCGATATGAAGCGCTGGCCGTTGTACATTCGTTCTGCCGCAGGCAAGGGCGTGGCGTGGATCAAGGCGCAAGCCCTCCGCATGAAAGCAGATATCATTTTCGTGGACTATTTGCAGCTGATCCATGAGCGCGGTAGCAGCGACCGATACAACGCCATCACAGAGATCTCCATTGCGCTGCATGAGCTTGCCCAGACCACCGGCATCCTCGTTGTGGCTCTGGCCCAGCTGAACCGTAACGCTGCAAGGGCTGAACCGTCCAATGCAGATCTGCGCGAATCCGGGCAGATCGAACAGGACGCGGATGCTATTTTGCTGCTGTCTGCTGACGGTGACACCTATTTCAGCCGCCTGACCAAGAACAAAGAGGGTCGCGTGGGCAATGCAGGGCTGGAATTTGACAGGATGACGCAGCACTTTACTTGTGTGACCGCAAATTAACAAAAGGCCGCCCGGCGGGGCGGTATAGGAGGCAAGCAAAAATGAATTGTAGTTCTTGCAAGGCACGCCATAACTGTATGGCGGTGGTGGAGCCCGGCTCTATTGCGTGTATGGCTCACCTGCTGCAAGCGGGTGGAACAAAGGCAGATGGAAACCCGTACCAGACACGCGGGGTGCCTAAATTCTGCCCGATTTGTGGCAAGCCGCTGAAAGTCATTGGAGCCGAGCGTTTTTGCAACAACGTCCAGTGCGAAAACAGGTATGTTTCTATGGGGTGAGCGGGCTATGGATGGAAACATAAGTGTTTGCCACAACATGGACTGCATGGAGGGTATGGCGAAAATCCCTGACGGGCATTTTGATCTTGCTGTTGTAGATCCTCCATACTTTTCCGGCCCAGAGCGCCGCGGGTATTATGGCTGCAAGTCAAGCAAGATCGGCGTTCATCGTGTTGACTACCCTGTGACGGAATCGTGGTCGGTTCCGGGCAAGGCTTATTTTGACGAACTGCGCCGGGTAGCTGCGCACTATATCGTCTGGGGCTGCAATTATTTCGACTACGAGTTTGCACCCGGTAGGATCGTGTGGGATAAATGCAACCAGAGCACAAGTTTCTCGGATTGTGAGCTTGCTGCAACAGATCTGTTTGACAGCGTGCGTCTGTTCCGGTTCATGTGGAACGGTATGCTACAGGGAAAGAGCATTTCAGAGGGGTACATCATGCAGGGAAACAAGGCCCTGAATGAGAAGAGAATCCACCCGACGCAAAAGCCTGTTGCCCTGTATGACTGGATTTTCCAGCGGTACGCCAAACAGGGATGGAAAGTGCTTGACACACACCTCGGCAGCGGTAGCAGCAGGATTGCAGCCTACAATGCCGGGTTGTCCTTTGTAGGGTTTGAGCTCTGCAAAGAGTATTTCGACCGGCAAGAGGAACGCTTTAGCGCATACACCTCGCAGCTGGATATGTTTCACCTGATGGACAACCTTATGGGGGAATAAAGGGAGGATGCAGTCCGATGACCTATGAAGAAAAAAAGGAATGGTTACGGCGGTACCGCAAGGCCGCAAAGCTGGAAAAGATCAAGTTGGAAGAGGTAGAGCGGTACCGTACAGACGCGGAGCATATCACGCAGGTGCTCTCCCCTGTTCCCGGCGGCGCTGGTGACGGTCAGGCATTGCCCAGATCTGTGGAGCGCATCGCGGATGCAATGCAGGCAGCCAACGCGCAGGTGATGGAGTGTCAGAGAATCTGCAAGGAGATCCTGAGCGTCATGAACCAGACCGTGGACATACAGGATTACGAGATCCTGTACCTGCGGTACATCGGCGGCAAGAAGTGGGAGCAGATTGCCGTCAAGATGGGCATGGATGTGAGCCGGGTGTATCGCCGCCACAAGCTGGCCGTCAAGGCTCTGGACATCCCGGAGTGCCAGTAAACGCACTGTTTTGAGGGCACTGCGCACTGTTTTGCACTGTTTTTGATGCAACGCGCACTGTTTTGCACTGTTTGACCTGTGATATTATTAGACTGCGAAAGCCGCAAGGAGCTGGACAACATCCAACACCCTGCGGCTTTTGTATTGCCCGGCTGCGACAGGGGAACACATTTACCGACCAACAGCCTGAATGTACCAGCCGGGCATTTTGCTTTGCTATCCAGCGGCACCGTCCGGGCCTGTACCCGGCGGGGCCTTTGAATAGACGCGGGTTCTGGACATCATCCCACAATGTGCATGGCAGCATAGCCAAGCGGTTTCCCTTCCATTCTGACCAGCAAGCTGCCGTTGCGGGCAGCTGTGCACATTCCATGCCGTTGTAGCTCAAGCAGAGCACCGTCCGGTCAGGGCGGGTCACGATGCCGGTTCAAGTCCGGCCAACGGCTCCATATTTACCACCCCCGGGCCTCGTTTGTACTCCGGGGTCATTTTGTACCCTGCCCCTGCCGCGAAACACCCCGGCCCTGCAAAAGGCCCCGGTGGTGTTTACCGGGGGCGGAGATCTGCCTGCCATGCGCAGGCTTTTTGTCTGTCAGGAGGTGGATTGCATGGGCAACCCGCGCTATGCCAACGGACAGCTGCGACGGCGTCACCGGGCCCGGCTCCGGGCTATGGGCGGCGAATGCGGCATCTGTCACGGGCGTTTCGGTCCGATCCATTACGATGAGCCTTCCGACGCACGGCATCCGCTATCCTTCGTGGTGGACGAGATCAAGCCCGTTTCCCGCTGGCGGGAGTTCGGCTACCCGTCCGCGCGGGCAGCTGCCGAAGATTGGTCGAACCTTCAACCCGCACACTGGTTCTGCAATGCGCAAAAAGGCAACAAAACCGGTCAAAACGGCCCGAAAACGGGCAGATTCGTGCGGATCCCGAAGGTTTCTGACGGTGACTGGTGAGGGGTGGGGAGGGGCCCCCGCCCCCGCCCACGGCGACCCCTGTGCTGTCCAGCGCCGATTTACACACAGGAAAAATTTCAAAGGCCCGGAGAAAGGGGTGTCAGGCCATGGCGACCATGAAAAGCATCACGGCACGGGGCACCCGGCTCGACCAGCTCAAACAGCTGGCCAGGGTGCTGGCGGCGGGCATCGACACCTGCGAGGACTGCCGCGCCCTGCCCCCACTCACCAAGCAGTACCGGGAGACCATCCGGGAGATAGAAGAGATCGAAGGAGCAGACGACGATGGCGACGAGATCGGCGAGATCCTCGCAGAGCGTGAAAATGATGGGAAGCCAGGAGCCGTCCGAACGCATCGCGCCGGAGTACCGGGCCACTGACGGGCCGGATGCCGTGCGCATCCTGCGGGCGGGCGGCACCGTGCTGGACCCGTGGCAGAGCGACATCCTGGATGACTGGATGGGCCGCACCGTGTCCGGCAAATGGACTGCTCCCACGGCGGGCGGCAGCGTGCCCCGCCAGAACGGCAAGAGCCTGCTGGTGCAGGGGCGGGCGGCGTCCGGCATGCTCATGTTCAACGAAACGGTCATCTACACGGCCCACCTGCAAAAGACCGCCACCGAGACCTTTGAGGAAATGCGGGCCTTCTTTGAGGGGCCGAAAATGCGCCGGTATGTTTCCGAGATCCGCACCGCCCTGGGCCGCGAGCAGATCATCCTGAAGAGCGGCGCAAAGATCAAGTTTCTGGCCCGCACCCGCAACGGCGGACGCGGCCAGCACGGCGACCTGCTCATCTTCGACGAGGCACAGGAGCTGGACGAGACCGCACAGGGCAGCTTCATCCCGGCCATTTCGGCCAGCCTGAACCCCCAGACCATCTATGTGGGCACCCCGCCCGGCCCGGATGCCGTGGGCACCGTGTTCCGCGCCCTGCGCAAGCGGGCACTGGAGGGCGAAGCCCAAAAGGCCGCGTGGTTCGAGTTCAGCGTGCCGGAGATTGGCGACGTGAAGGACCCCGCCCGCTGGGCAGCGGCCAACCCGGCACTGGGGCGGCGCATCCAGTACGGCACCATTGAGGGTGAAAGCGAGCAGCTGGACCCGGACACCTTCGCACGGGAGCGCCTGGGCTGGTGGAGCCCGGTGGCCACCGAACATCTGGACTATGCCCTCGACCGCAAGGCGTGGGCAGCCTGCGCCAGCGAGGACGAAAAACCGGAGGGCAAAACCGCCTATGGCGTCAAGTTTGCCGCCGACGGCAGTTCCGTGTGCCTGTGCGGGGCGGTCATCCCGAAGGAGGGGCCCGCCCGCGTCTCCCTCATCGACCTGCGGCCCACCGGGCAGGGCCTTGCCTGGCTGGCCGACTGGCTGTGTGACCGGTACGGCAGGGCAAGCTGCGTGGTCATCGACGGGCGCAACGGCGTGGACGTGCTGGTGGAGCGCATCCGGGAAGTCTGGAAGGCAAAGAACGCGGTCGTCCGGCCCGGAGCACGGGACGTGATCGCCGCCGTGAGCTTGTTCACCAACGCGGTGAGCGAGGGCAGCCTGACCTGGTACGCACCCCAGACCGCCCTGAATGAGAGCGCCGTCACCGCCACCAAGCGCCCCCTTGCGGGCGGCTTTGGCTTTGGCGGCGAGAACAGCCTGCCGGTGGAAGCCTGCGCGCTGGCCCTGTGGGGCGCAAAGACCTGCCGCCGCGACCCGACCCGCAAGATGCGCATCGGCTGAAAGGAGCACCATGTTCGTCACCCTGAATTTTGGCCCGGTGGAGGGCCTGAGCGCGGAAGAACTGCAGCAGCTGCAGGATCTGGCCGACGCCTACAACTACCACCAGAGCCGCAACCGCCTGAAAGATAAATATTACGAGGGCCACGTCACCCTGCAGGACGTGAACCTTGGCATTGCCCTGCCGCAGGGCCTGCGCAACCTGGAAGTGGGCTGCAGCTGGGGCCAGAAGGCCGTGGACGTGCTGGCAGCGCGCTCCATGTTCGACGGCTTTGTGGGCACCGGCGGCAGTCTGGACAGCCTTGCAAAGCTGGTGGCCGACAACCGCCTTGTGGCGCAGTACGCCAAGGCCTGCCGGGACGAGCTGAAATACGGCTGCACCTTTGCCACTCTGTCCGGGGACAACGCCATCGGCTGCAGCATCCGGTTCCACTCGCCTGCCACGGCAGCCGCCCTCTGGAGCGGCGAGAAGGGCCGCATCGACTGCGGCCTTGCCATCGTGGACACCGTGAAGGATGAGCACTTCGAGGGCACATGGCGGCCTTCCGTGGTCAACTTCTACACAGATGACGCGGTCATTGTGCTAAATTCCAATGGCAGCTTCTGGACGGCGCAGCGCCACGCCCACAAGATGGGTCGTCCACTGATGGAACCGCTGATCTGGAACGCCACCAACTCCAAGCCCTTTGGCCGCTCCCGGCTCAAAAAGCCCATCCGCGCTCTGATCGACGATTACATCCGCACGGCAGCCAACGCCACCATCGCGCTGGAGTTTGCCACCACGCCCCAGAAGTACATCCTCGGCGTGACCGATGAGCAGTATGACGCCATCATTTCCAACAAATTCAAGACCTACATGGGGGCCATCATCGCCGCCACGGCGAACCCGGAGACCGGCGAGAACCCGACCCTGGGCCAGCTGGCACAGGGCAGCCTGACGCCTCATGTGGAGAAGATGCGGATGACCGCCACCCAGTTTGCGGCGGCCACCGGCCTGACCGTGACCGACGTGGGCGTGGTGAACGACGCCAACCCCACCAGCAGCGACGCCATTCTTGCCCAGAGCCAGACGCTGGTGCTTCTGGCCCAGCAGCTGAACACCGGCAACGGCGACGCGCTGCGCACCATTGCCTGCATGGCACAGGCCGTGGCACGGGACTGCCGCCTGGCCGACCTGACCGAGGAAGAGACCGGCATCATGGCCCACTTCAAGAACCCCGCCATGCCCAGCGTGGCCGTGACCGCCGACGCCGCCATCAAGATCGCATCCGCCCGGCAGGAGTTCGCCGGCACGGACACCTTCCTGGAGATGATCGGCTTTGACCAGGCGGACATCCGGCGCATCAAGGCGCAGGAACAGCGGGCGCGGGGTGCACAGGTGTTGATGGAGATGGAAGATGAAACTGACACAAGCGGCATGGGATGATTACATTTCCCGGCTTTCCCAGCTGAACCAGAAGGCCGGACAGCTCATGCGGGAGTACATGGACGAGCACCCGGAAGCCGACACCGACGCCCTCATCCGCTACGCCTATGCCCTTGTGACCAAGTACGGCGAGGGCAGCGCAGAGCTGGCCTGCCAGATGTACGACGCCCTGGCCGAGGCGCAGGGGGTCACCCTGCCCGCCGCAGAACCGGCACCCACCGCCACCTATGGCGAGGTAACCGGCATGGTCAAGGCCACGCAGGACAGCCCGGCAAACCTGCAGAGCGGCGTTTCCCGCATGGTCAAGCAGGCCGGGGCCGATACCACGGTGCACAACGCCATCCGGGACGGTGCCGAATGGGCGTGGGTTCCCCACGGCGACGCCTGCCCGTTCTGCCGGATGCTGGCCTCCAACGGCTGGCAGCGGGCCAGCAAGAACCTGCTGAAGAAGGGCCACGCCCAGCACATCCACGCCAACTGTGACTGCGAGTTCGCGGTGCGGTTCAGCCGTGGCTTTGACGTTGCCGGGTACGACCCGGAAGAATACCTCCGGCAGTACCGGGAGGCGGGCGGTGACGTGAACGCATGGCGGCGGATTGACTATGCAGCCCGGAAGGACGAGATCAATGCACAGAAAAGGGCGGCGTACAAGGCGAGAAAATCCATCGTCCCCTTGTCAAAAGCGCATGATGATGGTAAAATGTATCTGGACGACGTTTTGATTCCTGTTGGTGTCGGAGCAAAGGCCAAAACTGTCTATGTTCAATTACCAGACGGCAGCCTTGCAGAACTGACGCCGGGCACCCGAGTGACCAAGGTTCAGACCATTGCAGGAAAAGGTAGAAATCGCCAAATTGACATTGTTGACTTTCTGGTTGACGAATTTCCTGAATCTTCACCCGAAAAATGGGAGAAGCAAAAAGGAATGGGCTATGTCGATTTTGAAGGAAGAAGTCGTCTTGTGGAACTTCACTGGTATTACGAGCCAACGGTTGGCCGCGTAAAATGGAAAATCAAGCCCGACCAGGGCGGAAACTGGTTCTATTACGATGATGAAGACGAATGACATGATTAAGGTCAAGTTCATTGGCAAGGATGACCCGATTGCATTGCGCAATGGGAAAGTCTACGATGCCAGAGTTCTGAAGCCAACAGAAAAAGGAACGCGCTGGTATGGTATCGTGGATGAAACCCACGAGGAATATGCCTATCCTCCGCAGCTGTTTGAAATCATTTCCGAATAAAGAATCAAACCACGATGCACCCGCACCGTGGTTTTTTGTTGCCCAAAACAGAAAGGAAAGCATCATGAAAAAGATTCTTCTCGCCCTTGCGCTGGCCGCATCCATTCTGCTGTGTGGCTGTTCCAGCGAAGCCGAAAAGGCCAACTACAACATCTCCAAGCAGGCTGATTACTTCGAGAGTGAGCGCAAGATCACCGTCTACAACGCCCGCACCGACAAGGTGATCATGGAAGCCGAGGGCTACATGTCCATCTCTAACAACTCGAGCAACGAGCTGGTCTGTACGGTAAAGATCGGCCCCGATACCTACCGCAAAAACTACATCTATCTCAATGACTACACGATGTATGTGGTGGAGGACATCACCGGCACGCATACGGACCCGTACCACTACAAGCTCTATTTCCACACGGACGTACTGCCGAGCGTAGAGGTCAAGCCGTAACCCACCCCCCCAAGCCATTCAAAGCACTGTGCAAAAAATGCACGGTGCTTTTTTCATGCCGTCTTAGCTCAGCAGGAAGAGCGGCTGCCCCGTAAGCAGCGGGCCGATGGTTCGAGCCCATCAGGCGGCACCACGCTGTAAACCACAGCAAATACACGCCACGGCTGCGGAAAAGCCGGGAAAGGAATTTACCACTATGGCAGAAACTGTACATCAGGAACCCACCACCCCCGCTGCCGAGGGGCAGCAGAACAATGAGCGCACCTTCACGCAGGCCGAGATGAACGCCATCATCTCCGACCGGCTGAGCCGGGAGCGCTCCAAATACGCCGACTACGACGATCTGAAGGCCAAGGCCCAGCAGTTCGATGCCGCGCAGGAAGCGGGCAAGACCGAGCTGCAGAAGGCAAACGAGAAGGCCGCAAAGCTGCAGGCGCAGCTGGACAGCATGACCAAGGAAAACACCCTGCGGGACCTCCGCGGCAAGGTGGCGGCCGCCACCGGCGTGCCTGCCGAACTGCTTTCCGGCGACACCGAAGAAGCCTGCACTGCACAGGCACAGGCCATCCTCAAGTTTGCACAGCCGGGCTATCCCAGCGTCCGGGACGGCGGCGAAGTCCGCAACAAACCCACCGGCTCCACCCGCCAGCAGTTTGCTGACTGGTTCGCGCAGGTGACCAAGTAACAGCAAAGGAGTTTTTTCTATGGCAACTGATATCAACCGCACTACCACCATCACCCTGCCCGGTGAGGTGTCCAGCGAGATCCTGCAGAAAACGCAGGAGAGCTCCGCCGTCATGGCGCTGGCCCGCTCCATCAAGCTGCCGGGCCTGGGCGTGACCATCCCGGTCATCACCGGCGACCCGGAGGCCGCATGGGTCGGTGAGACCGACAAGAAGCCCGTCAAGCGCGGCACGCTGGCCACCAAGGTCATGCAGCCCTACACGCTGGCCGTCATCGTGCCCTTCTCCAACCAGTTCCGCCGCGACGTGCCCGCCCTGTATGACGAGCTGGTCAAGCGTCTGCCGCTGGCACTGGCCCAGAAGTTCGACGCCACGGTGTTTGGCGGCGTCACCGTGCCGGGCTCCAACTTCGACACCCTGAAGGGCTGCACCGCGCAGGAGATCGGCACCAATGCCTATCAGGGCCTTGTGGCTGCCGACGCCGACATCTCCGACCACAACGGCATCCTGAACGGCTGGGTGCTGTCCCCCAAGGGCAAGGCCGCCCTGCTGAACGCCGTGGACACCACCGGCCGCCCGCTGTTCCTGAACAACGTGGCCGAGGGTGCCGTGCCCATGATCCTGGGCGCAAAGACCCTGCAGAGCAAGGGTGCTTACATCGCGGATTCCACTGCCGCCAAGAAGCACGTTGTCGGCTTTGCCGGTGACTGGTCGCAGGCCATGTACGGCACCGTGGAGGGCGTGCAGATCGCAATTTCCGACCAGGCCACCCTGACCGACGGTTCCAACACCATCAACCTGTTCCAGCAGAACATGTTCGCCGTGCGTGCCGAGATCGAGGTGGGCTTCCGCTGCGACACCACCGTGTTCAACAAGCTGACCAAGACCGAAGCCTGATGAGGTGTTCCCATGACCTACGCCGAAGTGTTTGATGTGGAAGCCGGGTTCCGTGCCCTCTCCAAGGACGAACAGGAGCGCTGCAGCGCCCTGCTGAGTGAGGCGGCCATCATCATTGACGCCTACAACCCGGACGCCGGAGAGGACGCCAAACGGCTCGTTTCCTGCCGGATGGTGCGCCGCCAGCTGGGCGAGGACGACAGCACCGGCGGCGTCAGCTTCCCCATGGGGTCCACCCAGGGCACCGCCACCGCGCTGGGCTACAGCCAGAGCTGGACTATGAGCGGCGGCTCGTCCGGTGAGCTGTATCTGTCCAAACTGGAAAAGAAACTGCTGGGCGTGGGCAGCCGTCTGGGGGCCCGCAGCCCGCTGGAGGACTTATGTTGAAAGGCATCGACATCACCCTGTACGAAAAGACCCAGACCGGCACCGACGAGGCCGACGCCCCGGTCTATGCCGAAACGCCGGTCACCGTGCATAACGTGCTGGTGGGCGAGCCTTCCGCCGAGGAGATCACTACTGAACTGCAGCTGACCGGGCGGCGGCTGGCCTACACGCTGGCCATCCCCAAGGGCGACGCCCACGACTGGAACGACGTGCAGGTGGAGTTTTTCGGCCAGCGCTTCCGCACCTGCGGGGGCGTCGTGCAGGGCATCGAGCGCATGATCCCCCTGTGCTGGAACAAGAAAGTGCAGGTGGTGCGCTACGAGTAAAGTCCGTTTCGAGCTGAACCGCGCCGGGGTGCGTGCCCTCATGCGCAGCCCGGAAATGCAGGCCGTGCTGAAGGCGCGGGCCGATACCGTAAAAGACCGCTGCGGTGACGGGTACGAGGCCTATGTGGCCGCCACCCGCGCCGTGGCCGTGGTGGAGACCGCCACCCGGCAGGCCGTTGACGATAACTCGGCCAACAACACCCTGCTCAAAGCCACATCAGCCAGCCGGAAAGGCGCGACCGTGCACGAGCACAAACGCCGCCTGAAGGACGGCAGGGTCATCACCGTAAGGAGCTACCAGAGGAAGAAATGATCGAAGAAACCATCCGCAGCTTTCTGGCCGCGCGGCTGGATGTGCCGGTGCGGCTCAGCGTGCCTGCCCCGGTCCCCGCCCGCTTTGTGGTAGTGGAAAAGACCGGCTCCGGCTGCGAGGACGGCATCTATAGCGCCACCATCGCGGTGCAGTCCTACGGGCCCGCCGCCACCAGCCACGACGGCACCCTGGACGCGGCAAAGCTCAACGAGCTTGTCAAGGCCGCCATGCAGGACGCCGACAGCGTGCCGCAGCTTGTGCGCTGCGACCTTTATTCCGACTACAATTTCCCCGACACCACCCGCAAACGGCCCCGGTATCAGGCCGTTTTCGGGCTGGTGCATTACTGACCGAAAGGAGCCTTTTTTATGGCAGATGCAAAGAATGTGACCGCTGCAAAGCCCAAGGTGGGCGGTGCCGTCTGGCGTGCCCCGCTGGGCACCACTTTGCCTACCGACGCCAAGACCGCGCTGGACAAGGCATTCAAGAGCCTGGGCTATATCTCCAGCGACGGTCTGACCAACGCAAACTCCCCCTCCAGCGAGAACACCACCGCCTGGGGCGGTGACACCGTGCTGACCCAGCAGACCGAGAAGCCGGACACCTTCGCTTTCACCCTGCTGGAATCCCTGAACCCTGACGTGCTGAAGGCCGTGTACGGTGACGCCAACGTCACCGGCGACCTGACCACCGGCATCACGGTCAAGGCCAACTCCAAAGAACAGAAGGACTGCTGCTGGGTGGTGGAGATGATCATGAAGGACGATGTGAACAAGCGCATCGTCATCCCGGACGCCGCCGTCACCTCGGTGGGCGACATCATCTATTCCAACGGCGCGGTGGGTTACAACACCACCCTGACCGCCGTGCCGAATTCTGTCGGCGACACCCACTATGAATACATCACCGCCAAGGGCGTGTAAGGAGGACAATACGCATGATCACTGCAAAAACCAAGGACGGCTTTGAAATTGAGCTGAGCGAGGACGCACTGGACGACGCCGAGTTGCTGGATGCCCTGGGCGGCATGCAGGACGGCAACGTCTTTGATATGAGCCACCTGACCCTGCGCCTGCTGGGCAAGGAGGGCCGGAAGAAGCTGTACGACCACCTGCGCACCCCGGACGGCCGCGTGCCGGTAGCCAAGGTGGCGGACGCTCTGGGCGAGCTGATGAACAGCTTCACGGCCGGAAAAAACTCTGCATCCTCGCCGAACTGATCGCATCGGACGAGGACGCCCTGATCTGCGATTTTGCCCAGTATTACCATGTACTGGACTGGCGCGCCCTGCCGCTGCGTCTGGCCGCCACCCTGGCCGCAGGCCTGCCGGAAACAAGCCGCAGCCTGCGCAAGGCGGCAGGCCGCACGGTGGACTTTGAGACGGAACTGCTGGCCTATGCCGCCGACCGCCTGACCCAGGTGCTCTGGTGGCTGCACAGCGACACGTCCAAGCCGCCCTCCGTGCTGGCCGACCTGCGCGGCGAGGCGGACACCAGCAACGTGCAGTGCTACGCCAGCGCAGAAGAATTTGATGCCGCCCTTGCGGCGCTGAAAGGAGGTTGACGCCATGGCGGACGGAATCGAACTGGGCAAGGCATATGTCCAGATTGTTCCCTCGGCGCAGGGCATCAAAAGCGCCCTGACTGAGATGTTTGACGAGGAGACCGACGGCCTTGGCGAGCAGACCGGACAAAGCATCGGTCAGGAACTCATCGGCACCCTGAAGAAAGTGATCGCGGCGGCCGGCATCGGCAAGATCATCTCGGATTCCATCAACATGGGCGGTGCCTTGCAGCAAAGCCTTGGCGGCGTGGAAACGCTGTTCAAGGACAGTGCCGACACGGTCAAGGAGTACGCCGCGCAGGCATACCGGACCGTGGGCCTTTCCGCCAACGACTACATGGAGCAGACCACCAGCTTTGCGGCCAGCCTGCTGTCCAGCGTCAGCCAGGACACCGATGCTGCCGCCCAGCTGGCCAACATGGCCATGGTGGATATGGCCGACAACGCCAACAAGATGGGCACGGATATGCAGGATATCCAGAACGCCTATCAGGGCTTTGCCAAGCAGAATTACACCATGCTGGACAACCTCAAGCTCGGCTACGGCGGCACACAGGCCGAGATGCAGAGGCTGTTGAATGACGCCACCAAGATCTCCGGCGTGAAGTACGACCTGGGCAATCTGGCCGACATGTACAGCGCCATCCACATCATCCAGCAGGAAATGGACATCACCGGCACCACCGCCAAGGAAGCCGCCACCACCCTGACCGGCAGCTTTGCCGCCATGAAGGCGGCTGCGGAAAACGTGATGGGCAACTGGTCCACCGGTGCCGATCTGACGGAGCCGCTGCAGGCGCTGGCCGACACGGCACAGACCTTCCTTGTGGACAACCTGCTGCCCATGATCGGCAATGTACTGGCAGGCATTCCGGAAATCGTTTACAGCATTGTGCCGGAGCTCCTGCAGACCGGCACCGAGCTGCTCAGCTCCCTGGCACAGGGCTTCACCGAGGGCATCCCGGAGTTCTTCTCCACCGCTCTGCCGCAGCTGCTGGCATTTACAGACCAGCTGCGGGACAACGCGGCCAGCTTTGTGGACGCCGGTCTGAACCTCATCACCCAGCTGCTCAACGGTCTGATCGCCGGTCTGCCGGATCTGATCGCCTATGTGCCGGATATCATCATCAACATCTGCGGCATCATCAACGACAACATGCCCAAGATCCTCGCTGAAGGTGTTTCCATCATCGTGCAGCTGGTCGTGGGCATCGTCAAGGCGGTGCCGGATCTGCTGGCAAACTGGAAGAAGATTCTGCAGGCTGTCCTGTCGGTGATCTCGGCCATTAACTGGCTGAACATCGGCAAGAACATCCTCACCGGTGTGGCAAACGGCGTCAAGAGCATGGGTTCCAGCATGCTGAATGCCTTCAAGGGCGGATTTTCCAGTGCTCTTGCCTGGATCAAGAGCCTGCCCTCGCAGGCTGTGCAGTGGGGCAAGAACCTGATCCAGAGCTTCATCAACGGCCTTACCGGCAAAGGCGGTGCGGTTGGTGCAGGAGCCATCGCAGCCACCGCCGGTGCCACCATTGCTAAAACCGCCAGCGGGAACGACTGGTCCTCCGTCTGGGCGGACGCCAACGCCGACGTGGCCGACAGCGCCCAGTCCATGGCGGAGGTGGTCGTCCCGGCCTATACCAAGTCCGGGGACGCCGCCACCAAGGCGGCCAAAAAGACCAAGGCCGCCGCACAGGCCGCCGAGACCCTGCTGTGGTCCCTGCAGGACGCAGGCCACACCGACACCACCAACGCCCTGGGCAAGGTGACCATCCAGACCACCGAACTCACCGAGCACCTGAAAAAGGGCTCTGAAGAGTACGACCGCCTGACCAAGACCGTGACCGAATCCGGTAAGGAAATGGTCAACGGTGTGGCCAAGAACTACAAGACCGTCACCAAGTATGTGACCGAAAACGGCAAGACCATCGCCCAGACCCAGAAGGTCTACGAGGAAATTGCCGCCACTGTGGCCAAGACCGTTACGTCTACAACGGATTCCGTGGTCAATGGCATTGCCACCAGCACCAAGACCATCACCGAGACCCTGACCGACAAAACCACGACCCAGAAACAGGTCATCACCGAGACCTACAACGACATCGTGGACGGGGCGCTGGTCACGGTGGAGCGGGTCAAGACCATTGCCGCCGACGGTGTCCCGCAGACCACCGAGGAGATCAAGAAAGCCTCTGCCAATAGCTTTGACGGCCTTGTCAAGGGCTGGCAGGACGAGGCCGACAAGGGCGTGGTGGGCACCTTCAACACGCTGGTGAACGCGGTCAAGAAACAGGACTGGCAGTCTGTCGGCGAATGGGTGCTGTCCACCCTGTACAACGGCCTTGCCCCGCAGGCCAAGCAGCTCATTGACGACTTCGGCAAGAACCTGATCCAGCAGGTCAACAACGCGCTGGGCAAGGGTGTCAGCGCCGTTTCCAACGGCCTGTGGGATATGGGCGGCGACCTCGCCAAGGGACTGACCAGCGGCTTTGCAGACGTGCTCACGCAGGCGCAGGGCCTTGGCTCCACCCTCACCGGCATCTTTCAGGGGCTGAAAGGCCCGCTCACTGCGGCGGCAACCGCCATCAGCACCGGCCTGAAGGGCGGGCTGATCTCCAGCTTCCCGGAAATTCTGGCCTCCATGGGCACCCTGATTGGCTCCATCGGCAGTGCCTTTGTGGGCATGCTGGAAGCCGTCGCGGCGGCACTGTTTCCCACCGGATTCGGTGCCCCGCAGGCCCTGCTCATGATCGCGGCAGGTGTGGCCCTGACCGCCGCCATTGCGGCCATCGTGGCCGGCGTCGGCGGCGCGTTCAAGCGCAAGACCACCCCCGGCATCTCCGGCGGCACTTCCGGCAGCAGCACGACCTCCACGGCATCCGGCTCCCTGTGGGATTACGAGAAGCGTGCTCCGCTGCCGCAGCGCACCCAGCGGCCCAACATCGAGGTCAACCAGTACATTTACAGCAAAGCGCAGACGGCTGCCGACCTGATGCGTGAGGCACAGTACGAGCAGGAAAGGGCGGTGCTGCAGGGTGTTTGATGCGATCTTCAAGGCCAGCAACGGCCTGACCTTTTCCTTTGGTTACGCGGCGGGCGTGCTGTGGAGCATCACCCCGCTGGGTGACCTGCCCGTGGATCTGGAGACCAGCCAGGGTTACCAGCAAGTGGGTGCCACCGTGGAGAGCCGGAGCATTTCCGGCGTGACCCGCACGGTCACCGGGCGCATCCTGCGCAATCAGGACTACTGCAAGCGACAATTGCGGGATGTGTTTGCCCCCTACGTCACCGGCCGTTTAACCGTGGCCGGGGCCTACTGGTGCGACGCCGAGGTGCAGCGCACCCCGGACATCAGCGTGTCCGGCCTGTGGCCCACCTTCTCGTTTCAGCTCTACTGCCCGGACCCTTACTGGCACAGCGTGAAGGAGCTCACCGTCTCGACCTTGAGCGTAACACCCACCTTCCGCCTGCCGGTGTGCTACGATGTGCACAGCTACGGCGTGCGGGAACAGGCCAACTACCTCCGCATCGCCAACACCGGGCTGGACACCCAGGACTGGCAGCTGACGTTGGAGGCCCGCGGCCCGGTGGTAAACCCCGGCGTCAAGGACCCGGAGACCGGCGAGTTCCTGCGCTTTGTCACCACCCTGCAGGACGGCGACAAGCTCCGGCTGTACCGCGAGAGCGGCCAGCTGAAACTGGAACAGATCATTGACGGCACCGGCTATAACATCATGTCCACGCTGGACGGGAGCAGCACCCTGTGGACTTTGCGCCACGGGACGCAGGCATGGCAGCGCACAGCGGATTCCGGCACGGAATGGCTGTTCCTGACCCTGACCTGCAGCACAGCGTTTTCCACCGTGGTTCTGGAGGTGGGCGGCAATGGCTGAGCGGACAAGTGCCCTGACGGCAGGCGGCCACAAAAGCATCTGCGTCTACGACGGCCAGCTGAACCTGCTGGGCCGGCTGGCAAGCTGGGTGTCGCTGGTCTGGCCGGAGCGCTACAACGTGTACAGCGGGGTGCAGGGTGCGCAGCTGGAACTGCACGCCTCCACCGACCTGCAGGCCCTGTGCCGCCCGGACCGGTACCTCTGGCTCACCGGCTCCGACCGCATCATGCGCATCTGCTCGGCGCAGACCGACCGCTCCGAACACAAGCTCGTGATCTCGGCCAGGGACGCCGCCTGCATCCTGGACGAGCGGATCAGCACCCGGACCCTGAGCGGCTTTGCGGTGGAAAGCACCCTGCGCAGCCTTGTGTCCGGTGCGGCTGCATGGCCGGGGCTGGAGCTGGGCGTGCTTGCAGATCTTGCCGACACCTACACCGGCGAGGTCAAGCCCGGCAGCCTGCTCAACATCGCCGAGCAGGTGTGCCAGGAGCTGGACATCGGGTTCCGGGTGCGGTTCGACCAGCAGGCCAAGAAGCTGCTGTTTGAGCTGTACCGCCCGAAACTGGATCCCAACGCCCGGTACGCCCCGCAGTACGGCAACCTGACCGGCCTGACCTACACTGAGAGCATCACCGACTACAAGAACATCGTGACCGTGGCGGGCGCGGACGGCACCGTCACCGTGGGTGCCACCGGCAACACCGGCTCTGCCCGGCGGGAACTGTATCTGGACGCTGCCTCCAAAAAGAAGGAGGACAACCAGAGCCAGGAGGATTAGCTGAAGAAGCTGCGGGCGCTGGGTGAGCAGGAACTGGTCAAGCACACCCGCATTGAGAACTTCCGCTTTACCCCGACCGGAACGGTCACGGTAGGCAAGGTGGTGGCCGCCAGCCTGCCCGGCACCGACATCCAGGCAGCGGCCCGCATTACCAGCGTGACCCTGAGTTCCCAGAAGGGCGAAAACACGGTCACTACCGAGATCGGCACACCCATTCTCAGGAGGAAACCATGAGCATCATCACTTACCCGCTGAACGGCGTCACCTACGACGCGGAGGACGTGAGCACCTATCTGTGCACCCGCACCTCCGGCGTCTACGCCAAGAACACAAATTACGCGGTCAGCGTCACCGGCCCGCGGCAGATCACCGTAGCCCCCGGCCTTGCGTGGATCAACTACGACGACTTCAAGGGCGTCTCGGCCTGCAGTCGGGAGGCGGTCAACCTGATCGTCCCGGACGCCGACAGCACCCTGCCCCGCATCGACCGGGTGGTGCTGCAGTTCGACACCGCAGCCAACCTGACCGCCGTCAAGCTCAAACCCGGCACCCCTGCCGCCGCCCCGGAGCCGCCCGCCATCCTGCAGAACCACAACCAGTACGAGCTGGGCCTGTGCACGGTGAGCGTGCCTGCAGGCTCCTCGGTGGTCACCGCCGCCGACATCACCGACACCCGCGCGGACGAGGACGTGTGCGGCGTCATGCGGGACGGCGTCACCGGCATTCCCACGGCCCAGCTGCAGGCGCAGGCGCTGGCCATAATGACCCAGCTGTCCACTGAGCTGCACACCAAACTCGACGCCCTGGACGCTGCCATCGCGGCGGTGGAGAGCGGGAACTTTTACACCAAGAGCGAGGCGGACAAAAAGTTCGGCACGCCGTACACCCTGCCGCCCGCTACGGCGGACCAGCTGGGCGGCGTGAAGGTGGGCGACTACCTGGACATCGCTGCGGACGGCACCCTCAGCGGCAAGACCCTCAATGATAAGATCGCTGCCGCCGTGGCGGTAAAGTCGGAGGCGAGACTGGTGTGGAGCGGAAAAACAACGATTGGGAGGAAAAAAACTCAGACAATTAACGTTCAGGACGGTGTAGATTACGTTAACCTCCGCATAAACGAAGCTGATTTTAATCTTACCCCTGGTATGACATATGAAACTGGCAGTTTTGGCGCGGGAAGTCTCACGGTCACAGTATTATTTTCGGCCGACAAAAAACGTCTTGAATGTACCCTTACCAATACGATAAATACTGTATCGGTTGTATTCACCGGCTACCACTACCCCACCTTGGCAGAGCTGCTGACCGAGACGCAGTCCGCGCAGGCGGACACGGACGCCCTGGCGGTAGATCAGGAATACCGCGTCGCCATGCTGGAACTGGGGCTGACCGACGACACTACCACTGACACCACCGCATAAGGAGGTAAACCTATGTTGTATCGTATCTGTAAACGCCTGATCGAGCGCGGCCAGACCGCTGGCCTTGCGGAAAAAATTGATGTTTTTTACGCCCTCGGCCGCATCACCGAGGCCGAGTACAAAGAACTGACCGAGCTGCTGGCCGAAAAGGTCGGCAGCAAGAGCGAGGAGTGAGCCTATGGCAATCAAGCAATACAGCCTTGCCAGGGACGGCGCTAAACAGCTGTCCCCGGCCTTTAAGGTGCGGGAGTTCCGGTGCCGGGACGGCAGCGACGCTATCATGATCGACCAGACCCTCGTGGTGCTGCTGCAGGCCATCCGGGAACACTTCGGCAAGCCCGTGACCATCACCAGCGGGTACCGCACGGCGGCCCACAACACCGCTGTGGGCGGAGCAAAATCCAGCCAGCACCTGCTGGGCCGGGCCGCAGACATTCAGGTGCAGGACACCGACCCGCTGGCCGTTGCCGCCTACGCTGAAAGCCTGATGCCCGGCTGGGGCGGTGTGGGCCGCTACCCGGTCAAGCCAGGCCGGGCCAGGGGCTGGGTCCATGTGGACACCCGGCCCAACAAAAGCAGATGGACGCAGTGAGGAGGTGGCGCATGAAAGATTATTTTTGCATGGCGATCGGCGCGATCGGCGGCGTGATCGCCGGTCTTTTTGGCGGCTGGGATGCCGCCCTGCAAACGCTGGTGATCTTTATGGCCGTCGACTACATCACCGGTCTGATTGTGGCCGGTGTGTTTCACGCATCGCCCAAAACCAAGACCGGGACACTGGAAAGCCGGGCAGGCTGGAAGGGCCTGATCCGCAAGGGCGAAACGCTCCTGATCGTGCTGGTGGCCTGCAGACTGGATGCCGTGATGGGTTCCACCTTTGTGCGGGATGCCGTTGTGATCGGCTTTATCTGTAACGAGACCATTTCCATCATCGAAAA